GGGCGGAAATAATCAAGGCGTTCAGTAAGCGCATTAAACGCACCCCATTTTGTGCCCTTGATATTAGCATTAGTCGGTGAGTTATGATAAAGGTCATTTAACAAAACAACTTTATTGTCCCACTTAGTCTTAGCCAATTTAGAATCTGATTCAGCAGGTTTAGGATAAATTGTTTTTACAATATCCTGAAATTGCTTATCAGTAATTTCAGCGTTGAATAGAGCCTGAGCCTCTTTCTCAAAGACATCAAAGTATCCAAGAGTTAGACCAAGAGTTTCACGAGCAATTTGAATCTTGCCTTCCGCCGTTTGAGTATGGCGAATCTTGAAAGATTGCTTAGATTGCTTCATTGCTAGGTTTAGCGTATTTTGGCACACAACACGCACAGGTGTAATCGCTGCCTGAACAGCAACAGAGCCGTCGTGTGATGTCCATACGATAAGATAAAGTTTAGTTTTATCGTTAGCACCTTTAGGGTCTAGCACCATTTCACGGGGAACAGTAAGGGAGCCAAATACAACTTTACCATTCTTTAGAGAACCAGCAGATTCCCAAGCGCAGCGAGAATCGCCGTCTAGGATATTGTCAGCGAATGAAAATAGTTCTTCATTCTGAACAACTTTATAGCGGGCACCAACAGTTGAGAGAACATCAGTTCCGCCATTAAACGGATTAGTTCTAGTAACTAATTGTGAGTTAGAAGAATCATTCCAAGATTCTGGAATGAAATCAGATACAGGAGAAAGAGAAACATTCCAATTAGATAGTTTCGCTTCATCAAGCATCATTTGAGTTGAAACAGATTCATCTTGTGCGAAGATTCTGTTTGCGAGATTGTGCCATGCGGGAGTTCCACGCAAGGCGAAAGCGACTTCGTCGCCGTTGATTTCAAGGTTATGAGCCATGAATTTATCCTTTCGATAGTTAGTTAGTTCCTGAATTATACTATACCCCGCCGACATTGTAAATAGTTAGTTCCAATATGGGGCAAATCGGACACCCTGTGAGAAAGCTCACAGGATCCAGGGGTATTTTAGACTTGACGTAACGGGGCTTCGCCCCCCACACTTCTGCGGGCCTTCAGCTCATATATTCGTTGATCACATCCAGCGCATTACACAATTGGCAGAAACATTCGCCATGGTCCATGACGTCCTCCCAAATTAATTGTTGCAATTCGTGCACCGCATATGGACCGCTCATTTTTTACTCGCAGAAAATCTTATGTCTGCTTTATTAAATACGCAGAGCCCACACGATACACAGGCTGAACCGTTAGTAGATATTAGCGGAATTCGTTTAGCATTTTCAGGACACTTTGCGCCTACTTTGCCAGTTAATTCTTTCATGACAGTTTCTGCCACCGCAAAATTCTTAGCGAGATACGCAAGGCGTGTGCCGTGATTAGTACGCAATTCTTTAGCAGTATCTTTATTTTCATCATCCGTCGAATAGTAAAGAGATAGATTAGCAATTCCCTTTAGAATTACGGCGGCGGAAGCGACACGGGTATAGACCCAAAATTGAACATCAGGGTGTTTCTCAATAACATTCTTCCACGCATAGGCATATGTCTCATTAAAGAAATCTCCGTCCCAGTGGATACGGAATAATTTATCGGCATTTTTCTTATCACAGTCCGCCTTGAATTCTACAATCATTTCATCTAGAAGAGAGACCATTGTTTCGATATTGGCATTGCGTATCAATTCCCAATTATGGAGCAGTACGGCTTTAACGCCTTTATACACCTTTTCTAATTTACCAGCATAGCAGACACTTTCGCAGATACTAGTTGCGCCAGGACATGAATAGGCCTTACCAGCAGGCAGGCCAAAAGTATTAGCAATCGTAGGTGTCTTCCCGTTAGGGCTAACGGCGTTAGCCACTTTTCGGTCATTAGAGCGTTTCAATTTCATATGGGTAATTCTATCACCACATACCGACAGCGAATTCGGCAACAGTATCTAGACATTCGGCGCATGCCCAATCATCGCCATAGACTTCGTATTCTGCCTCATCGACAAAATAGGTGGCAGTACCACAGATTTCATAGTATAAACAATTTACTTTTATCATTTAGTTTCCCTTTCGTTATGCGGATATTATAACAGATTAGACTGACAATTTATCTTCGACACGCCACCTTGCGACATATTTTTCTAGGTCTGCTAGGTTATCATCTGTGAGATAGGTGGAGATTACGCCAAAAGAATATGCGTATTCGTTATAGCCTTTTTCTTTTGCGTAGGCTAGGAGGTCATTTAGAATATCGTTTCTGTCTTTCATTTATTTTCCTTTCGATATGCCGACATTATAAACTAAACCGCCGACATTTTCCATTCCAGCTTGGGCGTGTCGCAAATTATTTTTGTGGGGAATCTCACAAAATCCAGGGGTATTTTTAAGTTGACGTAACAAGCTCGGCGCCCCCACTCTTTTGCGGGCCATTTTGGGAAGATGGGGCGGGGATCTAGATGATTACACAGTTCAAACCCGCCCCAAGCTTTATGCTAAACCAATTTCTACTTTAGTTAGTTTAGTTGGCTTATATTTAGTTACTGTTTCCATTGGTAGAAACAGAGCCACAGTTTTTCTTTTCTTTAGTTTATCATAAACAAAAGCACGAACATTTCCAGAAAATTGGTTTAGATTAGAAAAAACTAATTCTGTTAGGTGTTCTTTATCTACTCCGTCATCTGAGAAAAGAGTCAAATCATTTTGTTTTACGTCATCATATATTTCGATACGATACCGATTACGCATTTTATTTCTTTCTGTTAGTAGGGATTTTAGTTGAGCAGTTTAGCCTTGACTTGCTCAGGTCAGGTATCTTTTCCGTTAGGAGAAGTTTAGCATGGGGGACTAGATTTTGTCTAGCCCCCAATTTGCTATAAGTATTTAGCGATAGAGTTGTAAGTAGATGTGGAAACTGTTTCCTCATCTGTCATCTTGAGAATACGGATAGCGTTCTCAATTTCCTCTACCATTTCCTTATATTGCCAATCATGGAAAGACTCAAAGTCTTTCTGCGGTTCAGTAGGAAGCGTGATAGTTCCTGCTGGTAATTCAAAAGAAACATAGATTTTGCCATTGTATCTGACATTGGCAGACAGTTCATCTGCCTTAGCAATTTTTTCAAGTGCTAACTTAGCAACTTCCTTGTTGTATTTCTCTTGTGCCTTTGAGAACTTTTCCTCATTGACTTTTTGATTAGCCTTATCCTTTTGGAGTTGAGCCAATTTATTTTCAAGTGCCTTGATTACTTTGGTTGTAGCAATCTTGACATTTATGGATTTACCATTTCTAGCCATTTTATTTCCTTTCGTTAGTTATGAGCAAGAATTATAGCAGGGGATACTGACATTGTATCCCCCACCTATTTAGTTATTTAGCAGGTGCGCTAGTCCAGCGTTCCTTGCCATTGACATCAAGCAGAATACGATTTACACCTGAAGGGTGATTATCTATTGCCTTGATTACGCCTACTACTCCACTATTAGTGGTTGTGTAGGTCTGTCCGATTTCCAGAGTTGCCATTTGTTTATTTCCTTTCGTTGTTGTGGAAGGCTATCCTAGCATAGCCCACCGACATTTTAGAGCCACGCCTCTAGGTGGTGTTGTTCTATGATAGCCCAAGCGGGTGCTGTATCTAATCCTTTGTATGATACGCCTTCGGGCATCTTTATCTCACGATCAGTTTCATCTTCCCAATAAGCCTCCAGAGCCTCTATACACGGCAAGACCATGCTATTAGGAACGGGCGGGTAATGATTAGAAGTTAGGTGAATTGAGATAGCAGTAGATAGGTCTAATCCTAAGTCATAGTCCGCTAATTCGGTTGCGAAATTACTTCCCATTTTCTAATACCTCATTTCTTAGAGTTTCCATTTCGTCAATAGTAGCCATTAGTTCTTTTACTTGGCTTTCAGTTAGTAATACTTTTGTAGCCTTATCTACTGCGGTGCTTGCTAGCATAGAAGCATAGACAAACATCGCTTTGGCGAATTGTTCGCTATCTAAATTGTTGTGTTCATGAGTTAGAAATTGAGCGAAGCCCATAGACTCGTCATCAAAAATACTTTCTTCAGTCGCCTGAATAAGAGCGGTTGCGGTTGCTATCATTTATTTATTTCCTTTTCTTTTTGGTTAGTGGGCTAGATTATAGCCTAGCCCACCGACAATTTAGGCAAGGGCTAGAATAGCCTGCGTTGCGCCTAGATTTACGGCATTTAATTCTGCCTGTAATTCCTCGGTTGTCATTTTAGTAGGGTCGCCTACTAATTCGGTGATAGCGTCACGATTAATCATTTCTACCATTTCGGCAGGCATGCGTGAGATTTGCGGATAGAAAGAGCCATTAGTATCTAGTTTAGATACAAAATTAACTCCATTAACGGAGAACGGGAACGAAGCCCAGTTATCTGTGTTTAGCATTTTTTCCTTTCGTTTGTTTGATTAGCGCAATTATAGCGTAGGTTACTGACAAATTAGTTTTATTTCCCTCGCCAGCTTTGTGATAAACATCACAAAAATCCAGGGGTTTTGAACTTGACTCGTAACAGGAGTTTGCCCCACTCTCCTTTGCGGGCGAATTGTTGAAAGTTCAACCAATTTAGTTGATTATTCAACAAAACGTTTTTTATGTTTTGATTTTCTTTTGTAAATTTTTTTAGACGGAATTGGTTGCGCCGCATTACTACGGCGCAATTCCAAAACTTTTTTAATTCGTGGTAAATTTTGGAACACGATAATTGCTCGCTTCGTAGAATTTATTCGCATCAAATCTAGGATTATCTTTTGCGAACATCAACGCAAAATCAACAACCATTTTAGAAAAAATAGCGGGGTGAGTTTTATCTGAAACATACCGCAGAATTTCTGCGGTAGCGACATAGTCTTTACGAGTCATCACGATTTTACTCCGTCACACTCTACGACATCAAAGACATCAAATTTTACCAAATCATTTTCGGGTAATTGGTAAAGAATTTTATTGAGAGCAAAAACCGCTTCCAATTCGGTTTCTGCTTCGGTAATAAAACTAATCAAGACATTTTTTTTCATTAGTCATTCTCCTTTTCAAATAAAGAGCCGTCATAGTGAGAATTAGGATTACAGTCACAAGGCTCAATGTTGTAATCCTCAGCACCGCCATAGAAAAGCCAACCTTTTCCGTAGCAGGTATCGCAGTCAAAAGCGAGAGTATGAATTGTTTTCATTTTTAGTTTTCCTTTCGTGTTGTTTCGGTAATTGTAGCATTAGCCACCGACAAAATTGCCGATAGATTAGAATTGCGTTTTTCTTTTACTTCCGCTAAACGCTGGGCGATAATGAATTCTCTAAATTCTTTTAGATCCATTTTAGTTTTCCTTTCGTTTTGTTATTGGTTGAATTATAGCGTGGGGGTCTGACATTTTCCCTAGTTAGGGAGAATGTCTGGACCATAATAAGCAACGGCGGAAACGATGTTCATCATTCCCTTATATTCATTACAGGATACGCATACGCTATTCCAGCGGTCATAAGTTTTTGAGCAGAATACGCAGATGTTATCCTGAAGGCTAAAGCCTAGATTTTCAATTTCTCTAAGTGTAGTCATTTAGTTTTCCTTTCGTAGTAAATCAGATTATAGCGGAAGCCACCGACATTTAGTCGGCAACTTTCACGGCGACAGTCGCCCATTTATTTCCGTTGAAACGGATAGCGTAGGCTTCATAGCCGTCAAGCCAAATATCCTCACGCTTTTCTGCGAAAGTAATTTCGCCGAATTGGTATTTTCTCGCAATAGAGCGAGGGTAATAAGTCTGACCTACAAGAAGGTCGGGAATTGAATAAGTTTTCATTTAGTTTTCCTTTCATTTTGTTACTCCGTGAGTTTATCAAATTGGACTGACATTTTCAAATCGAAAATCGGTATAAATCGGACATTGTGATAATCATCACAAAAATAAATTAAAATAAATTTGACTGGTCAAACTTTTTTCGGGCGTGTCGCAGGATTTCGGGAAATCGGACATAATGGACTTAAAGGATAAATCGCCCGCACAACTGTGCGGGTTGCCGCAGCTTTTGTCAAGCCGACACGCCGTTAGGTTAGTGTGAGATACGCCACAAGAAACCCTAGCCCTATACAGAGCGACAACAGGGCGGCGGCATGGAGTAGGTGTATCATTTAGCACACCTCTCACATGGTTCTATTGTATATTCATGACGATCACCTACATAGATGACCTTTCTACCATAGCACATAGAGCATTTCATTTTAGACCGCCTCTTCCAATTCTGCCAAAGCCTCATCTTCTAATTCTAGCATTTCATCTAGAGAGATTTCAATAGGGTTTATTTCTTCTTCATCATAGTATTCAACCTCATAGCCGTGTTGAATACTTTCATATTTGTATGAGTTATCTGTTCTATCAAACGAATACATTTATTTATTCTCCTTTACTTTCTGTTCTTCCAAATCTTATACGCTACCACTGACACGATAGCAATTCCAATTCCTAGCCATGATGCGTAGAAATCAAATTGAGCGGTTTCGAAGGCAATTCCCTCAGAGCCTAGTTCTATTAGTAAGTATCTATCCATTTTGTTTATCTTCTTTCTCTATCTTGTATGCTGTAAGCATATCCTATGCTGCTGACAATTTCAGGGGTCAGACCCTATATTTTGTGTGAGTTACCTCACACTCTCTATAACCTCATAACCTAATTGGTTTAGGTCATAGACCCAATACTCTGTATCACAGCATAGGGCGGTGATAGTGGTATCCTCAATATCGCTAGTGATATTGGACAATTCATCGGAGAATTCTCCACACTCATCACAGGTGAAATTCTTTACTGTATATTCATATTTTAGTGACATATTCTTATGTCCTTTCTTTCTAATACTGATAATCTACCAGGTGCCGCCGACAATTACAAGGGGTCGGACCCTGTGTTGCTTGTGAATTATCTCACAAGATTTAGATTTTCATCGAAGGTGAGAACCTGTCTAACCTTGTATGTCTTATCTATTGGACAAATCATGTTCCAACCTTCAGGGTCTACATGTCCGCAAGTTGGGCAAATTGGGTGAAATTTTTCGTATGTCATTTTCTGACCTACCTTTCTTTTTTTCTAATACTAAAATAATAACAGGGGGGTCTGACATTTTCAAGGGGACAAATGTCTCAATTCGGACATTTGTGATGTCAATCACACGATTATCCTGTGATATAGACCACATATGGGCGCAGTATTAGGACAAATCGGACATTGTAAAACTGTGCATCATACAAAATAAAAATATATTAACATTTTTAGAAATCTAAAATTATAGTCAACTAGAATAATAAATGCTATACTGGCTACATGGATAAAGTAGAAGATACAAGCTGCTACAGCTATAAGGTCGAAATGATCGTACAAGTTTTTGCGGAAAATGAAGAAACCGCCAGAATGCAATTAGATGATAAAGGCGGATATGTCACAACCCGCAAAGTAAAATTGATGGACTCAGTACCTTTATACAATGGAGTAAAAAAGTAGTCAACTAGTGTTTCATGTGAAACGTAGTTAATAAACATTACATGATAAAATAATGGCATATGAAGAGTGAGAAACTCTCAGTTGCTAAAAGGAAAGCAGAACTTTATAAGTATCTGCGAAACCTTAAGGAGAACTCTCCTTGTGCTGATTGTGGATCATATTTTCCATATTATGTTATGGACTTCGACCACGTTCGTGGGCGGAAGCATAAAAATGTTATGGAACTTGTTCCAACACTGTCCAGAAAAAAGATTGATGAAGAAATCGCAAAATGCGAGATCGTGTGTTCAAATTGTCATAGAGAACGAACTCACTTTAGAAAACAAAAGAAAGTATCTTAGTCAACTATAATATATCAGTAAAGTAAGTACCACCTACATAAATTTTTGAGGCGGTAGTAAGAGTAATCGGATATCCCTGATAAAACAAATGTTCAATAACTGGTTTAGGATTAGGAGTATCTCCACCTAACCAATGTAAATCTAAAGTTTGACTTCCAGGCATATGATCTGCTTGTATCTGGACATGTCCATTCAATGCATCTGGTGCTTGTGTTGGATCTGCCCAAGCCCAACCTGAAAAGTGATTTGATGAATTATTATGGGGCGGGAGCGGAAGATCTACCTTAAACTGTCCAGTTCCAAAATTAGTCACAGTAGATAGATTAATATCTATCCAGAACGATACTAGATATCCATTCTTGACGTAATAGGAATTATAGGTGGGGTAGGTAGAATTAGCTCCAGTAAATACTAATCCAGTTGCCTGAAATATAGGACTATATCTAATAGGTGGTATATGTAAAGTTGGAGATGTAAAGCCTACTGAATTAGATAGCACGTTCTATTACCATTACCGCCGCCGTCATTGAATTTGCAGAGCATACTGCATATAGATGACTATAGGCGGAGAGTTCAATTGTAAATGCTTGTCCTGGAAATAATTTAAAGCCATAGCTGCTAGATGACACAGAATCTGTGCCCAAATAAATATAGCCAGAATCATTGTTATTCTGCACAACTAAAGTATTGGCAGACTGTGTCGAATCTACAATTGTTAGCTCTGTTGGCGTAGATGTGGACAATGTAAGATTACGAGTTCTGATCATATTGATATTATACCGCTATCTCTCTTCCGCCGAGTCACTGCATTTTGCACTTATTTTTCGCAATGCGTTGCAATTGCACTATAAAAGGACAAATCCCAACCAGAGGCGGATCCGATTGGGACTTGCTACGCCGAAGCGTAAGCACGGGGAGCAAACGGTGGGATGCTACGACCCGTACAGATCTAAGTATCACATATATTATTTTTTAAGTCAACTACTTTTTAATCCCAAGAACTACCTCTAGTAGTTTTTGGTAAATATTTTTCATCCCCTGTTAAATCGGCTAGAAGGCCCATTAGACGGTTGCAGTCCTCATGCTTCCAGTAGAAGTAGCAGGTTCCATTTTCGACGCCGTGGCAATTTCCTAGCTCTTTTTCTAGCCTATTTACCATCCAGCGTAAGGCGCCAGTTGCCATAGCTTGATCATCATAGTAATTCTGAAATTCTATTTTTGCAGTATTCATATATCGTGTAATTTGATCGATATATAATCTATTCATTTTCTTCCTGTGGAGTATATGATGGGGCGGGGCCCAAAAGATATCCTTGATCATGATATTTAATCATTTTATCTACTTCTTCTGCCCCCACCAATTTGCTGGCAATAATTGTCATAACATCATAGATACGGTGTAGCATAATATAATTAACCATATCTAGGTTCTGTGCTAGATCTTCTTTATTTTCTTCTGTCATGGTCTACCTATATCTTCCCAGAATTTTTCTCTACCCATGGCGTCAGTTTCTTTTATCTGTCCGCCGTCAGTTTCTAACTGCTTTATCCATTCGGTCATAAAAGTCCAATCCTATTTCTTTTTTGTATTCACAAGAAAGACAGTATAGGTAAATTTTATCATCAATTGTTTGATTAGGCATTAGAAGGCCTTGGTCTAGTGGACATTCCACTTTTGACACAAGGCCCTCTTCTGCTAAAGCCAAATATTTAGATACAACCTGTATCTTCAATGACTTTCTCCATCTCTATTGATTAGGAAACTTTGCTAGCCATTTGCTAACAGATCCACTCTTAATGGATGACCATGAACTCCAGTCATTTCCGCCCTGGGTCATGTGATACGTTATCTCTGCGTTAATTACTGGATCAAACAATAGTACGTTCGATCTCAGGTCGAATTTCTCTTTGCGATCATCGCCAAGGTTTCCCAGCATGTTGATCTGAAAAATTCCGTAGGAACTGTCTCCAGTTTTCCTGTTGCCGTTATACGCCATTGGTCGTCCATTGGACTCCGATTTTGCTACGGCCCAAGCCAGTTTAAGGGCTTTGCCTTCAAAACCTACAGACTTGAGTAGTTGCAGCAACTCTTTATCTGTAAGCGTTTCTGAAGGTTTGTACACAGTGTTGCTGAATTTTTCCAGCGTTTGTTTCTTCAGTTGTGCTTCTGTTTTTGTCTCTGGTTTTACAACCAAAGCTTTGGCTGGCGTCATTACTTCAGGCTGGACTCCGAATAAGAACAATGTTATCATTCCTATTACGGTCCAACTATGAGCAACATCGCTCAACCGTTGTTTGATATTCTCCATTGGCATTTCCTCCTTTAGAGATAACGAACTATAATAGTAACATTGTTTGGCAATGCCTGTCAAGCCAGTTGACCAGAAAATAAAATGCAAATTTCATTCTCAACACCGATAATCAATATGAAAACCAATAATGGTTACGGTCATGCTGGCACAAAAATAGTAGATTCTTTAAAAAATTTAGGTCATGAAGTTCCTTTTCAATATTCAAAAGCACCAGTACAATTAAACTTTTCTCAACCAGATTATTTTAAACTTCATCGTAATCAATATCAGATTAGTTATACTCCATGGGAATCAACTGTAATTCCTGAAAGATGGGCTAGTCCTTTATCTTTAGTTCATGAGATCTGGACAACTTCTGATTGGTGTGCTAATGTGTTTGCAGATAACGGATACAAAGATGTTCGTGTTTTCCCACATGGAATAGATCCTGTTTGGGCGCCCCGCCGCCGCCGTGATGATGACGTTATAAAGTTTTTGCATGTCGGCGAGCCAGCGCCAAGAAAGGCGGGCCAAATGGTGGTCGACGCTTTTACAAATCTTTTTGGTAATGACCGACGTTATTCTTTAACACTTAAAGTATATAAACATAATACTACTAGAATATATAATAACTATATAGATAAAAATATATTAGGTTTACCAAATGTTCTATATAATAATATATATATAATAGATAAAGATATGACAACTGAAGAATTAGTTAAATTGTATCATGATCATGATGTTTTAATTTATCCATCATATGGTGAAGGATTTGGATTTATTCCATTACAAGCATTAGCTACTGGTATGCCTACAATTTGTACAGGTGATTGGGCAGATTATGAAAGATATCTAGGACCATTAAAGTTAAAATCAGAACTTATAGATTCACCTTGGCCTTTTCCACATGAAGGAAAAGTATTTGAACCAAACTATCAACATCTACTTGAACTTATGAGAGATGTATCAATAAACTTTAATGCTTATTCTGGATACTATTACGCTCAGTCAACTAAAATACATGAAGACTATAACTGGAATCAGTTGACCAATAATGCATTCAGTCACATATTTAAAAAGTTTTCTTAAACCCCTTCCCTCTATAAATAAAGTTTGCTAGAATTAGAGTCTTACTAATTTTTAAATTTAAACCGCAAGGCGGAGAAAAGGTGTTATATGTCAAGAGTTATTGAAAACCCATACGAAAATTTCATTGCATTATCAAGGTATGCAAGATGGATGCCAGAAGAGAATCGCAGAGAAACATGGGGAGAAACTGTAGATCGATACTTTGACTTCATGTTAAATCACCTTGGAAAGAATCACGGATATACACCAGATGAAAAGTTAGTTGCAGAACTTAAAGATGCTGTTTATAACCGAAATGTAATGCCGTCAATGCGATCAGTAATGACTGCAGGTGCTGCTCTTGATAGAGACCATGTTGCAGGATACAACTGCTCATTTGTTCCAGTAGATAATCCACGTTCATTTGATGAAACGATGTATATCTTGATGTGTGGAACTGGTGTTGGATTCTCTGTTGAATATAAGTATGT